TACAAGGAAGTTAACAGGTGAAGAAATGTGGGATTTATTAAAGAATAAGGTCGGTGAAGAAAGATTTAAATCAATGGTTGATGATATAGTACCATTTGGTGGTGGGTTGAGTGAAGAATTGGAATCATATAAAATACCTAAACGAGCAATATCATTAATGTGGAATCAAAGATCTGTTGACACATTCTTAGGTTTACCATTCAACATTGCATCGTATGGTTTATTGTTAGAGATTCTTGCGAGGGAAGTTAACATGATACCAGATGACTTAATAGGTAATTTGGGAGACGTTCACTTATATTCCAACCATATTGAACAAGCAAAGGAACAAATCAATAGAGAACCATTTAAGAACCTACCAACATTAAAAATATTAAACACCGATGTGGATGATGTTGCACATTACGAAATACATGATTTTGAATTGTGTGGTTACGAGTCACATTCACCTATAAAGGCACCTATATCAAATTGACATGAAATATTTTTTACTAATATCATTATTATCATTAACCTTATCATCTAATGGACAAAATCAATTTTCGGATTTTGTTAATTATAACCAATCAAACCCAATAAAATTAACCCCACTATCGTCATTTGTAATGAGTTGGTATGGTGTTAAGTATAAATTAGGCGGAAACACAAAAAACGGCATCGACTGTTCCCAATTTGCCAAAAAACTTTATTGGGAGGTATATGGTAAGAAACTAAATAACACTTGTGCGGAACAATGGAAACAAACAAATAGAATTAAAAAAGATAGTTTAATGGTTGGGGACATAGTCTTCTTTAGAAGTACTCAAAGTCCAAGTGGATGGCATTGTGGGGTGTATTTGGGTAGGGACACCTTTGTACATGCAGCAAATAAGAAAGAGGGGGTCAAGATAAGTTGCTTATCCGAACCCCGTTATCTTAGTTCATATAAGGGTGCAGGACGTTTTAATTAACGTCCCTGACCTTTGTACTTCTTTGGTTTTTGGTCTTTAGGACCGTAAGATTTACGAGCTTTACCTGTTGTCTTTTTACCAAATGACACCTTCATTGCTGAAGAACTTCCTTTCGCTTTTGCCATAGTTATTATATTTTAACATTAATAAGTATTTCTTAAATATTTTTTTTATATTTGCGTACTAAACTTACGAAAATGGAGGAAATTATAACCCAAAAATTCACCTACGCAACCATTACGGTTTATAAGGATTATTGTAAAATAATAGATAAGAAAAAGTCGTTAAGTTCAATTAACGCCGATTTAGACTCATTTGACTTTGGGGACGAATTTGAGAAAACTAAGAGACTTATAAAATTTACCATTGACGATTTAAGAAGACCAACCGTCGGTCGAATAATCGAATTCCCTGAAAGAGTGGGAAAAAGAAAAACTAAGTTTTTTTATGGTGAACCGGTAATCAACGAACGTTCCGTCATAAACTATGCTATTCGTAATTTTCAAACAAGAGACGATAGACATATTAAAAGACATTACGGTAATCCCTTCAGTGAAATAACGGTCAATACGATTGAAAGGTCAATTAGAAGACATGGAGATAAAGTAACCATTAAGGTTTATCGACATAATAGACATAGGTCATTCAATGACATTTATTTTAGAAAATCAACAAGTGTTGAATCGGTAACGTTTAACATGAAGACCGGTAATTTCACCACACTTAGCATGAGTAAAGGTGGAAAGAAAACAACCAAATTATTTAGAACTAATAATTTTAATTTTTTGGAAATACAATTCAAAGAGGGTGGTATTTTGAATATGAGAAAGTGTTTGGATGAAAATTCTGTTTTGTTGAGAGAATATAACGAGACATTTAATAATACTGATTTTATTTTTGAAATAGATAAGGTATTCAACCTAAATCAAAATTTTTCTTTTAATGGTATATGGTTTATAAATTTAATGGTTGAGAGATTTGTTGAAGTTAAAAATATTAAAGTCTCAAACAATTATGTACCGTGGATTAAGAAGTTTTATCCCACCGAAAAATTCCTAAAGAAGAACGATAGAAAACTGATAGCATCAATTTTAGATATGTTTGAAATTAAATCTAAAATTACAATTAAAATTATGCACGGTAGTAGTAACTTAGATATAAAGTCGCTTGCTAGATTATGTTATTTATTCGGTGATAATTTTTCAAAGTACGTTGGGAGTATTGACCCAAAACATTTTTATAATTCAACACATGAAAATGCCATTGATGTTGGATACTCTAAATTTAAATTTGCCACAGAGTTAAAGAAAGATAATTTCCTAATAACTAACATTGAAAAAGAAAATATTGTTAAGATTATTAATAATTTAGGTGTTGAGGTTAGAGGATACCAAAGATTACTACATAAAACCGAAACGTTAGTTAATACTAATTTTATCGGTGAATTAGAAGATCACTTTAAAATGATTCAAAAATTACGGGAATTCATTCCTGATTTATATTTGAAATCAAGGACATATGATGATTTTACGGTTGAACATCGTGAACTATCTAAAATGATGTCAATGATTAAAAAGGGATATGTAATTGAATATACGTTTTCAGATAAAATGGTTAATGATGTTGAAAAACCAATAGAACTAAAAATCGATTTAGAAGATAACAAATTTGGTAATATAACATTCTATCCGTTCATTTTAAAACGAGAAGAAGATTATAGTGAAGAAGGGAGTTTCATGCATCATTGTGTTGCATCATATTCAGATAAGGATAGGTCAATCATAGTATCAATTAGAACCCAAGATAAATCGGATAGAGTTACATGTGAATTTGATTGTCAAACTGGTTCATTAATACAATCAAAACATTTTTGTAACGGCCAACCACCAGAAGACATAGCAATGGCGGTTGTAGAATTAACAAAGAAGACAAAAGGTTACGCAAGATTGGGATTACTGAATTCAATTAGTAGACAAAAAGTTCCGATTAAAATAAACGGAATAGAAGTTACTCCAGAACAAAGAGAACCCAGAAGATTAACAGACGTTATGGGGGATGTAAACAGATATCTATTACCCATTTAAACTACACAATATCAACGAATCCATATATATTTTTATATGGATTTATTGTTTAAACACTACCAAGAAAAAAAAGAAACTAAAAGTAATTCAAAGTCAATTTGTGATTTAAAATTATTTGGGGACGACAGTAAAATAATCTACACAAGTCTTTATCATTTTGACTATCAAAGATATGGTTCAAATAAGAGTGTAACGTTTGAACATATGTTAGACATTGATATTAACAATGGTGATTTACAAGTTACATACAAGATATTAAATGAAAATCTTACCGACGATAAGATGTTCAGAAACTCAACAAGAATTAAAAAAAATGATTTTAAATTATTGTTAGATTTAACAGAAAACGGATTTGAAAGAGGAGAGAAAAGAATAAGATACTGGGGTGTAAAGTATGCGAGGTGTACCGAACAAATTTTGGAAATCATTTATGAGAAAATAAAAGATAAATTTAATTCCGACTACACTAAAAATAAAATTTTAAAGGGCGACTATCAGGTTAATTTATTATATGATATGTTAGTTGATTTTCACTTAAACCTTAAAGGAATTAAAGGGCATAACAATGTGTATTTTGACATACAAAATGATTATCCAAAAAAGAAATGGTTACAGAAGAACGATAATAAATTTCTACCATCGGTTTTAGATTCATATGGGATTAAATCAAAGTATCTAATAAGTTCCCTTAATAAAACTTTAGAAAGACCAACACATTTAAGCTCATTAAATTATTTGTGTAAACTATTCGGTGAAAATCACATAGAGTATCTTAAAAAAATACCTTGGGAACTTCATTGTTATGACATTCCACCAAACAATAAAATACATGAATTAAAAAACGATTCTGAAAAAAATTGTATGGTCAAAATTATCAACAATTGGGAAACTGAATCAATCAAAACGGACTCGTTAGTCTATTCACTTAATAAACTTTTTACCATCCGTGATTTATTAGAATCTAGAGGAGTTGTTTTAAAATTCAAAGCAAAAACAGATAATGAATTTGAAAATCACATGGAATCTTGGTCGGGAATAAAATTCCATTTTGCTCGCGGATATAAAGTAAGATACGATTTACCAATAGAATTTATAAATGACATAGAACAGGAGATTAAAATTGGTAATAATATTTTTAAACCAAAGGTTTTAATAAATGAAGATGAATTTAGATTAGAGGGATATAACATGAAAAACTGCATGTCTAAACAATTTCAACATGGATCCTTGTATGTTTTTGTGGCATTACAACATAAAAGAAAAAGAATTAATTTACAATACCGGAAAGGTAAGTTAGTACAATCTTATGGTAAGGCAAATACTCCGGTTTTACCTATTTTCAACAATGCTACAGATATTTTAAGTGATAGATTCGGTAAGTACACACATTTGGAGTGGAAAAAGGAAAAATATGACTTCATAACTAATTGATAATCAATTAAAAAAAATATTTTAATTTTTTTTGGGATTTCCAGAATTACTTCTTAAATTTGTCTTGTTCTTAAACTACTAAACTAAATAACAAATGAAGTATTTCTCAGTATGTAGTGGGATTGAAGCCGCCACGGTAGCTTGGTCACCATTAGGTTGGGAGTGTGAAGGTTTATGTGACTTCGCCTCTTTCCCTCAAAAAGTATTATCACATCACTATCCTAACGTTCCATTATTTTCCGATTTAACTAAACTAAACGATTATGAAACCTACAAAAACATCAACTTCGACGTATTGGTCGGAGGAACGCCTTGTCAATCTTTTTCCGATGCAGGACTCAACAAAGGAATGGATGATATCCGTGGTCAACTCTCCCTTAAGTATGGAGAAATTCTTGAAGACAAACGACCAAGATGGTTCGTTTGGGAAAATGTCGAAGGCGTTTTTAAGAGAAAACACAGAAGAGCGTTGTGTGAAATCATCTCCTCTTTCACTGGTACTAACTTCCAAGTGCAAGACCTTGACAAACAAGGAATTGTCCAAGGAGAAGAGTACTCAATCGCTTATCGGGTTTTCGACAGCCAATACTTCGGAGTTCCCCAACGACGCAAAAGAATCATCATTGTCGGATATCGTGGAAAAAATTGGAAAGTCCCATTCTCAGTATTATTTGAAGAAGGATGTTTTGAAAGCGTTGAAGAGAAGAATCGAATCAAGAGGGATGAGTACACCCAAAATATTCTCGGACACATTAAACTCGCAGGTACAGTAACTAAGTCATATGCACAGACATTAGTTGATGGGTTTGGTAAAGTATCAACATCAAACTATTGGATTGACAATAAATCAATTCGTGTCTTTACCGAAAGAGAACTTGAAAGACTTCAAGGATTTCCTGATGGTTATTTAGACTTTGAAGTTGATGGTAAGAAACCATCATATTCAAGTGTTAAGGGAGCGATTGGTAATTCAATGACAGTCAATGTAATGTATTGGATTGGTCAACGAATCAACTTTATTGACAATTATATTGAATCACAAAAAGTTTTGAAATCTCAAAAAAAATAACTATATTAGATTATGGAACCTAAAGAATCAAAATCAAATAGTCATTTTTGGATAAGTATTGTAAAATCAGGCATCAGATTTGGTGCCTGTTTTTTCCTTTTTCAAGGTGATGTAAAAATAGCGGCGGTACTGTTTGGACTGGCAGAGGTCTTAGGTATTGCTGAAGAAATATTTTAATATGAAAACATTCAAAGACATTGAATTTAAACCAAACCCTATGGGTGTGGATTTTGGAATTGTAAGTAGAACACAATTCGATAATGGATATGAAGCGTCCGTAGTAAAAAGTGAATACACCTATGGTGGTAAGGATGGATTATATGAATTGGCCATCTTCAAAGATGGTGAGATATGTTATAATACACCTATTACCGATGATGTGATTGGGTATTTAACAACACAAGAAGTAACCGATTTAATGGAGCAAATTCAAAAATTATAATATGACGACCGAAACTAAATTTAGGGGTGGAATTGCAATGTCTCTTTTGGGGTTAATCATGATGATATTTTTATATTTCCAACAACAAGATGAGTTACAAAGATGTAAATCGGGTAACGGTTTTTTGCAGGGAGGAGATATTGAAAAAGAACAAATTATGAATGAGAGGGATAGTTTACGTGATGAGTTATTCATTGAAAGAGTTGATGCTGGTAGACATGAATTAACTAGAGAGGATATATTAAACAAATACCCTAAAGTAAAAAAAGAATACGAAGACTATTATAGTCATCAAACTGAGTAACATGAGTGAAATAAATACAGATTTTCACATTGGTGATGGTTCATACATCAATGTACAAACAAGTTCAATTGTTAAATTAAACGAACAATTTATAGTCCACACAGAAGAAGGACCAATTGCTTTAACCGTCGATATAATTGCAGATTTTGCGAAGATTGATAAGAAGTATCATGAGATATTTTTTAATGTATTATCGTCAAAATATCTAAACAGAGCATCATTCGGAGACAATCCCTTTTCGGAATGTAGGCCAATTATTAAGCGTAAGTGGTGGCAGTTTTGGAAATCAAAATATGTGGAACAAATTAAATATTAAACGTTATGATAAAATTAGGAATACTTTTAATCTTAATTGGATTATGGTTTGCTTTTGAAATTTATAGGGCACCGATGATGGATGAAGGTGGTAGAATAACTAAACCAGGTAGAAAACTAAATGACTTATGGCGAAAGCGAAAATAGAATATGATTTGAATGACCGAGATGATTTGTTTGCACATAAAAGAGCGGTGAAGTCTCTTGACATGGCCTTAGTATTATGGGATATTACACATAACACAAAGAAAGGTTTAGAGTGGTCGATGGAAGGAAAAGAAATGGACAAATATGATGCACTTGAATTGGTATACGAAAAGATATTTGAGATAATGTCAGAACATAATGTTGATTTAGAAGATTTGATAGAGTAGTATTTATTATTATGATTACAATTGGAGATAAGGCTCTTGAACATGTTATTGAATTAATGGTGAGTGAAGGTTTAACCCCCGACACTCATTTTTTGCGTGTTGGGGTCAAAGGTGGTGGATGTAGTGGTTTATCATATGCCATGGATTTTGATGATGTAATAACCGATATGGATGAGGTTATCGATTTAAATGTGATGAAGGTTGTGGTTGACAAAAAATCAGTATTGTATCTTTATGGTACACAATTAGAATATTCCGACGGTCTGAACGGAAAGGGGTTTCATTGGATTAACCCCCAAGCAAGTCGAACTTGTGGATGTGGAGAAAGTTTTTCTCTGTAATTTTTTATTCTCGATTTTATTTTGTATATTTTTATTAAACAATAAAACAAAATATTATGCCAGAATTTACAACTGAGATAGACATTGATCCAAGTGAATTTGTTGAATCTTGTAGCAACACAGAATTAAAAAGGTTAGTTGAAATCTTAGAAGAAGATGGATATATCCAATCTTCGGAAGAGACAACAAGTAAAAACAATGGTGTTCGTCGACCAAACATCAATGACCAAACATTTTGGTGCAGTCTTGAAAAATTAGCAAAGTGTAGAGATTTGTTATCAATTGAAGAAGAAAATTTTATCAATAACCTTGCTAACAAATTTAAACACTTACGTTAATGAAAGTGTTAGAATTATTTGCGGGTAGTCGTTCTGTTGGGAAGATTGCAGAGGAATTAGGGATGGAAGTCTTTTCATCCGATTTAATTGAATTTGAAGGTATTCATTATCCAATTAGTATTTTAGATTTTGATGTTACCAAAGTTCCATTTCAACCGGATATCATTTGGGCGTCACCTCCATGTACTGGATTTAGTGTTGCTGCAATTGGACATCATTGGGCTGGAGGTAAAGGTGCTTATATACCTAAAACAGAAACGGCAAAGTTGGGTATCGAATTAGTTAAGAAGACATTGGAAATTATCGAACATTTTCAACCAACATATTGGTTCATGGAAAACCCACGTGGAGTTCTTCGTAAATTAGACGTCGTTAAGGGATTAAAAAAGAATTCGGTTACATACTGTCAGTATGGTGATGAACGAATGAAACCAACCGACATATGGACTAACAGTGACATATGGGTACCAAAGCCAATGTGTAAGAATGGTGACCCATGTCACGTTGCAGCACCGAGAGGTTCGAGAACTGGAACACAGGGTAGAGCAAACGCATACGAAAGAAGTAAGATACCTGAAGAACTTTGTCGGGAAATATTAAAAAGTTGTAAATGAAAGATATAAAAAAAATATATGTTTGTGGGGGGAGTCAATGTATTGGTGCTGGGTTCATATGGAAAGATGTAAAGAAAATTTATAAAGAACAACACAACATTGATATCGATAATCATTTAGATTTTGCTTATCCAAACATACTTGCCAAAAAATTAGGTGTAGATATAATAAATGAAGGTGCACCAGGTGGATCTGTTACTCGTATGTTAAGAAAAACATACGATTATCTTTTGGAGAATTATTCGACAATAAAAGAAACATTGGTAATATTAGAAATACCACCGGGTTGGAGAGAAGAATTAAATTCAATCGATTTAGGTAGAACAATTAATATGACCGTCGGTAATATTTTATCTCCTGACGATGACACGGATGTTGCTTGTGGTAATAATAGAAAAGATACCCATAAAATACATAAAGATGCAACAACTTACTTCAATAGTTTTGTTGATTATTATTTTGAAATAGATAAGTGGATGGCAAATTTGGTCGGATTAGTATCA